ACCCGAGCGATTTCGTCATGCAGAACACGTCGATGGTCATACGGCGGCTAACCCCGCTGGAGTGCGAGCGCCTGATGGGGTGGCCCGACGACCACACCAAGCACGACGCCGACGGCAAGGTAATCCCGGACACCCAGCGCTACAAGATGTGCGGGAACGGCGTCGCCTCGCCGGTGGCGAGATGGGTCGGGCAGAAACTCAGGGACTTCTACCTAGGGCAGCAGCCCTGAGGTCTCGGGACCCGTCGCACCATTATCGGGCCCGGATCCTTCTTCTCCTCTTTCTTCGGCTCGTCCTTCGGCGGCTCCGGGTTCGTCGTCATGCTCCCATTGTCCCACACCAAAGTGCCTTTCCAAGAGATTCAGGACCGCGGCGTTGGGGCTGTTGCCCCTCCCGATGAGATGCGACTCATCGGAGCCCCAGAAAAGCGCGGCCTCCTCGATTTCGCCGAAGATGTAGCCGGCAAAAAGGTCGCTCCACATGAATCCCGAATCGGCATTCGGCAGGGCATACCAAGTTCCGCCCTCGTGGACCCCCGAATACCTGGACTGGCTGACGATTATGGGGTATAATTTTACGAGATTGCTCACAAAAGCAGTCTAGTTAGGTCCGCCCCGAACTCGCTCGGAAATGTATTATTGAAACATGGTCATGCCAAAGAATTTTGACAACCCAGATGAGGCTTTTGCTATCGCAAAGGCGTGGGCCAAGCGCAGGGAGAACACCCTGCTCGGCGTGAATCGAAATATCCAAGATGGGCTAAAGAAAGATACGGAGAACCAAGATGACACGACCGAATGATCAAAGCGGAGACGATGCCGCCAAGTGGTGGAACGAGAGCAGCAAAGAGGAACTCGAGAAATTAGAGTTTTTCGCCAAGGAGTACGGCAAGGCCATGGGCAAGCCGGAGTCTGACGACGAGGACGACATGGGTCCGCCCGATCTGCCCGAGGACGATGAAGACATGGGCCCGCCAGATCTGCCCGAGGACGACGAAATGGCAGACGATGAGATGGCTCTGGAACCAACAGACCGGGAGATGGACATGCAGGCTCGCATGGCTTCCCGAAGGATGAGCGCCTCTCGTCGCCCCCGCAACAGGAGAATGGCGATGAGGGCGATGAAATCAGGCGAGACGCGAGACATCGCAAACAAGGCGCTCAGGGCCGAGATGGAACTCAAGAGGGCCTTCTCCCCGGAGAAGCGCCGCGACCTCGCAAAGAGCGGCATGGCGCTCCCCGACGGCTCGTTCCCGATCGTCACGACCGAAGACCTGAAGAACGCGATCATGGCGTTCGGCAGGGCAAAGAACAAGGCAGCGGCCAAGAGGCACATCATCAAGCGCGCCAAGGCGCTCAAGAAGGCCGACCTAATCCCCGATAATTGGGGCAAGAAGGACGCAAAGGGCTCGATGTTCATGTGCAAGGCCAGCGGGAAAGCCGTAATGGAACCCTGCGCCGAGTGCAAGGGCGGTTGCGCACCAATGGGCTACAAGGGCTCGATGTTCATGTGCAAGGCCAGCGGCAAAGGCGTGATGGAACCCTGCGCCGAGTGCAAGGGCGGTTGCGCGCCGATGGGCTACAAGGGCGACAAGATGCCGGCCGAACTGCTCGAGCAGTTCAAGAAGAAAAAGAAGAAGATCAGTTACGGCGAGAAGGAAGCGGAGATGGACGACGAGGAAATGACCTCGCCGATGAGCCGCGAAGAACTGATGGACCGTCTGTTCAAGAAGAAGAAGAACAAGCCGGCCGCCGAAGACGCAACCGAAGAATAAAGATATCCCAAAGAGGACTGCCAGGGGTAGCGACAAGTGCCTGCGAACCGGAAGGACATCTACTCGGCGATGCCCGTCAGCTCGTTCGGGGGGTTCGGCGGAGTAGAGCGCGAGAGCGAGATAGTCACCTCCCCGATGAGGAGCAACAACCCCAAGAAGAAGCGCAAGCGTCGCAAGGCCGATGAGCCGGAGATCAATAGCCTTGCGCAGAAGGCCCTGATGGAGTACTCCTTCGAGTCGGCATTCGTCAAGCGCCTAGACGACCTCGACGACGAGGCCCTCGATCTGCTGTTCCCCGAGGATGACCACGAGGCAGTGGATAAATTTGTCGCCCAGATCGACAACAAGTGGATTTTCGACACCGCCGGCGCCTTCATAAGGCGCGCATTGACAAACAGGCGCAGACGAAGGCGTGGGCGCCGAAAATCGCAAGACCCGGGCATGGATACGAAGGGCGGGCAGCAGGGGCCGTGCTGGCCCGGCTACAAGCAGGTCGGGATGAAGAGGGGCAAGGGCGGCAGGATGGTCCCCAACTGCGTGCCGGTGGAAGGCAAGTCCCTCGACAAGTGGTTCAAGGAAGATTGGGTGGATTTGTCTAGGCCCAAAAAGGGCGGCGGATTCGAGCCGTGCGGCCGACGGGATGCCAGCACCGGCAAGTACCCGAAGTGCGTACCAGCGGCAAGGGCCGCCAAAATGACGCCAGACGAGATCGCTTCTGCCGTAAGACGAAAAAGAAGGGCCGAATCCACGCGAACCCGCGTGGACAAGAAACCAATAAATGTTTCGACGTTGAAAAAGGACGCGAGGTTCGCCGTCGAGGAAAAGGCGGCAATACCGACCAACCCAGAACTCTACGCCAGGGTAAAAGCACAGGCCAAGAAAAAGTTCGACGTATACCCATCGGCGTACGCCAATGCTTGGCTCGTGAGGGAATACAAAAAGCGCGGTGGCAAATACAGGACAGGCAAAAAGACCCTCGGCAACGGCGATCTGTCCCACAAGGGTGCCGATAAGCCGCGCCTGCGCGACCCCAAGGGCGGCCTCACCGCAGCCGGTCGCGCGCACTTCAAGCGCACAGAGGGCGCGAACCTGAAGCCGGGCGTCAAGGGAGCGGCAGACACGCCGGACAAAATGAGACGCAAGGGCTCGTTCCTGACGAGGTTCTTCACGAACCCGTCAGGCCCGATGGTGGGCGAAAATGGAAAGCCGACTCGCCTCGCGCTCTCCGCCGCGGCGTGGGGCGAACCCGTGCCGAAGAACCGATCCGATGCCGCGAAACTGGCAGCCAAGGGTCGCAGGCTCCTGGAGCGTTACGAGAACACGAAAAAAAAACCGAAAAAGCGGTAATCGGATACTGATTATCAGATAACTTTATCCGTAAACTCGGTCACGGTGATAGTATCCGGAAATGATAAAAGTAGGAAACTGCATCGACCTAATGTCCGAGTTGCCGGACTGCTCGATAGACGCCATCGTCACCGACCCGCCCTACGAGCTCGGGTTCATGGGCAAGTCGTGGGATGCGAGCGGGATCGCCTACAACGTGGAGGTGTGGCGACAGTGCCTGCGCATACTCAAGCCGGGCGGCTACATGCTCGCCTTCGGCGGCTCGCGGACATACCACCGGCTCGCATGCGCGGTGGAGGATGCCGGGTTCGAGATACGCGACCAGATCATGTGGGTGTACGGGTCAGGCTTCCCGAAATCGTTGAATGTCAGCAAGTCCATTGAGGGACTTCTGACAACTGGTTCAGCGAACAAGACTGCGTTCAAGAACTTGTCAGGAGAACAGGTTGAACGTGGTAATTGGGGAATTTCAAAACAACAATTCACGCACGGTCAGCGTGACACGAACTATGACGAAACGGCTGGTGATACCCGTCTTGGCAAACTTGAACCAACGACCGACGCCGCAAAGCAGTGGCAAGGTTGGGGTACTGCACTCAAACCAGCGCACGAACCTATCGTGTTGGCTCGCAAACCGCTTGACGGTACGGTGGCGAACAACGTCCTGACGCACGGCACGGGCGGCATCAACGTAGACGGGTGCAGGGTGGGCGATGAAGTCCTGCCGGAACAGGTCGCCGGACAGGCGCAGATCGGAACTTTCGAGAGGTCAAACATGGTGACGCCCGAGAGGGTCGGCCGCTGGCCCGCGAACTTCATCCACGACGGGAGCGACGAGGTCCTCGAGTTGTTCCCGAACAGCAAGGGGGGCGCGTACCCGGCGAGGCGGGGAAACGCCGTCGCCACCTCGTTCGCGTCGGGCCAGGAGACCGAGGGAGGCTTCCGCAAGATGGGGGACGACGGATCCGCCGCCCGCTTCTTCTACTGCGCGAAGGCGTCCACGGCGGAGAGGAACGCCGGGCTCAAGGGCATGCCCAAGAAGAAGGCGGACACGCGCACCGACGTGGCCGCAGGGATATGGAAGGACATGAGTGCCCCGCACCAGAACCACCACCCGACCGTAAAGCCCGTCACCCTGATGAGGTACCTCGTCAGGCTCGTCACCCCGCCGAACGGGGTGGTGCTCGACCCGTTCCTGGGGTCGGGGACCACGGCCGTCGCGGCGATCCACGAGGGCGTGCGCTGGTTCGGCTTCGAGATGAATTCCGACTATGCCGAAATAGCATCGCGGAGAACCGATCATGCTATTGTGGCCCTATGCTCCACATCGGTAATTGCATAGATTTCCTCTCGCGGCACCCGGAGCACAGCTTCGACTCGATAGTCACCGACCCGCCGTACGAGCTGGGGTTCATGGGTAAGGCCTGGGACTCGACCGGCATCGCGTACAGCACCGAGCTCTGGCGGCAGTGCCTCAGGGTGCTGAAGCCAGGCGGGCACCTGCTCTCCTTCGGCGGGACGCGCACCTACCACAGGATGGCGTGCGCGATAGAGGACGCGGGCTTCGAGATACGCGACCAGATCATGTGGGTCTACGGCTCGGGGTTCCCGAAGTCGTTGAACATTAGCAAGGCGATTGACAAGGCGGCTGGTGCAGAACGGGAAATCATTGGTGAATCAAAGTATTCACAGCCAGCAAAAAGTGGTCATCACGGCGGCCTAACGGGAGACAACATTGTTTTTACCAATGAGCGATATACGCCGTTAATTACCGCATCTGCTACGGCTGAGGCTAAACAATGGGAAGGGTGGGGTACGGCGCTGAAGCCCGCGCACGAGCCGATTGTGATGGCACGCAAGCCGCTCATCGGCACGGTGGCGAGCAACGTCCTGAGCCACGGCACCGGCGGGCTGAACATCGACGGGTGCAGGGTCGGCACGGAGAGCATCTCCACGCACCACGCGCCGGCGGGGACGTTCGCCGGCGGCGAGATAGGGCGCGGGAGCGACACCGGCTCGTACGCGAACCACCAGGGCCGCTGGCCCGCGAACTTCATACACGACGGCTCCGAAGAGGTGTTAAATTTATTCCCCGATCTCGGCAAGTCGCAGGGCGGGCGCATAGGCAAGAAGTCCCAGTCGGCGGTCTCCGTAGTCCCGGCCGGCAGGTACGAGGCGGGCGACCCCGGCTACGGCGACTCCGGCTCGGCGGCGCGGTTCTTCTACTGCGCCAAGGCCTCGACATCCGAGCGGAACCTCGGGCTCGACGACCTGCCCGACCGCAGGCAGGACGAGGACGACTACGAGAGGGCCGGCACGACCAACCCGCGCAACAGGTCGCAGAAGCTCAGGAGGAACCACCACCCGACGGTCAAGCCGCTCGCGCTGATGCGCCACCTCGTGCGGCTGGTCACCCCGCGCGACGGCACGGTGCTCGACCCGTTCCTGGGGTCCGGCACGACGGCGGTTGCGGCCATACACGAGGGCGTCGGCTGGGCGGGGTGCGAGGCGAACGAGGAGTACGCGGAGATAATCAGGGCGAGGGTCGCC